TAGGACTTGCGCGGATCCTGTTGGGTATCGGGACCAGTGGTCGGTACAACGGGCACTGGCGTCAATAGTTGAGCGACGCCACCTAGGGCAAGGGTTGCACCAACACTAAACAGGGCGGCACTAGCCCAAGCGCCCTTAACGAATGCACCGGCAAAGGCAGTACCAGCTCCAAAGGAAATAAGCGACAAACCAATCAGTGCAACACCCGCCAGGATTTTTCCCGTAGCGCCACCCGCACCAGCAAGCACTGGCACGATCTTGATTTCCTGCTGACCAACTGGATCGTGCAGCTCATCAGCCGTCAATGCATACGTTCCAACGCTGACCTTGTAATACTGCTCCGCCATGTGCGGGCGAAGTTGCGGAAAATTCGCCACCAAGAAACGCACAGCCTCCGCTGCACTGGCGACATCCGCCTCAAACACACGTTGCTTGAGGAATTTTGCCAGCTTGCCGTAGACGCGGATCTTGCGCAGCATCGTCCCAGCTAACCTCCGCTCATCCTAGACGCTGCTTATGGCGCAATCTACGTCCGGTGGCGTCCATTAGCCAGCCGCCATACAAATCACGCGAGGACAAACGACCTCGTAAATGATGCAAAATTCGCTGCTCGCCTAGGTACACGCCGCAGTGATTCAGCCCGTTGCCACGGATGCTCATTAGTAGAAAGTCGCCAACTTGTAATTGCTGTTCAGGCTCCAGCTCGAGAAAGCCAGCCTCGTGCCAGTGCTGCTCAAATATTGGTGCGGCTTCAAACTCTTCGGGCGTTACTGGGCGCTGCCAGTCAGGCAAGCTAATGCCGTTTTGCCTGTACCAGTCCCTCGCCAAAGTCCAGCAATCCGTCACACCCCAGACCCACTGGCGTCCGATCAGCGCAGGCTTGTAGCCCCTAGGGCGTAGTTCGGCACTCCATTGATCAGTCCTTGGATTGACGATGTACCAAGGCAGGTCGTTCTGCTCGATGCACGCCAGATCTGTTTCGCTTGGAATTGCAGGCGTAAATGGATGGCTGTGGACAACGGCGACAATCTCGCCAGCATCATCAGCAGCTGCGTAATCCCCAGGGTCAAGGATGAACTGATCCGCACCTTCAGCGAGATTTTGGCACTGCCAATAGGTTTCGATGCCTTTAATTACGACAACCAGACCGCATGACTCGCGGGGGTCTTCAGCTTTGGCGTGGTCTAATGCTTCCTCGCGCCAGGTCATGCAAGGTAAGTGCCGATGCCTGGGAATGCACCAAACGGCAAGGCCTTTGTTTCGCCAAAACGCTTTTTACAGCTGCTAAGACGCTTGCCGCAGAAGTCGCTGCCAGATGTTGTTACCGGCTCATCGTTCCGGTCGAAATACTGGGTGTAGGTAACCGTGCTACTTGCCGTTGTTCCAGTAGTGATGTCGAATGTCATGCTGTCTGTTTTCACAGCGCTTGGTGCGTAGAAACCTGACTTGAGTTCGTCGGTATTCGTAAAGAAATAGGCTTCCTCTTGGGCGGCAATCCCATGTGCCGTCAGGTCAAACCTCATGTAGTTGATTGTGGCGTTGCCTGAGATGGTGCGACTTTCCGTAGATGTAACCGTAAAGGTATTGGTTGTCGTGCTGTTTATCGTGTAGAAGTTTGCCGGCAACGTTAAAACCGCCGTCACGTTGCCGCTATTTGTTACCACTGCACCCTTGGTCCATTCAATGTCAAAACTATTCGTTGTGCTGTTTCGCACGGTGTAGGCACCGTTGTCTGGGGGATTGCTCCCGCTGGTAAACGTAAGGTTGACGCTGTCGCCGTCAACGAAGCCGTGAGAACTGATGGTGATTGTCACCACAGCCGTATATGGGTTGTAACCAAAAACGTTATTAGCCGTTTGCTCCCACGTCCCATTAGCAGTTCTTGTGCGAGATACATAAGCACGCTCGCCCGTCTGGAAGCCATGGGAACTGCTGGTTACAGTCAGGCTTGTTCCAGATTGCGAGAACGTTCCCGATAGTTCCTTGCGGGTAAACGTTCCGGCAACAGATGGTTTTGGCTTATACCCGCACTCTTCTCCTTTGTAAATCCAAGGGCATAGGTTTGCAATGCACTGGCGCTTGGGCGCCCTGACACCAGCCAGGTCAAATGCTGCAGAAAGCTCAAACTCAACAAGGTTGCGGTTTTCAACAACCTTGCGGTCAATGTAGTAAATCTCTTGGGGAAATTCCGCTGTTGGGTCTGGTGTGCCGTAGGGATTAGTGTTACCGGGGAAATTAACCGCGTCTAAGTAGCGTGCCAGCGTGCGAATGCGTGTGACCTTTGCACCCTCCAGGCCGCTAGGCAAAGACAGGAGCAAGCTTGTGATTGTGCCGTCTAAGTTGGCAACACGGATGGTGGGACGCGGCAGCTGTCCGTTGCCGCTGTACTGAAACCCGTCAGCTTCAATAGGAAAACGCTCGTAGGTGCTGCCGTCCCAGGTGATGTCGCTGTTTGAGTTAAGGCTTGTACCCGCGTGGAAGCGATAGGTAACTGTTGAGCTGTGCATATCGCTGTTCAGCTCCAGCTTGAACAGTTCGATGACTGCGCCGGGGTTGATCTCCTGTAGATCGGAAAACGGGACAGCCATTACGGTTCAAAGACTTGGCGGAATGTGACGGAAACGCGGCTGCGGAGATGCTCGTACATTTCACGGCTCCAGCTGGAACACACCCACTTGTAGGACGTGGCGGTGTCGGGAGGCGTCCAGTCAAAACTAGCGGCGTCCGCCGCACGGGCATCCAAAAACGCTTCGATTACACCGGCATCGTCATCTGTAACGTCAAAACGCAAAGACCACTGTTTAGGGTTTTGGTTTAGTCCGAAGGTCAAGCGTTGCTCGTAGCCGTCGCCAAACTTGACGGTGCGGATTGCAGGTTGGGAGTCTTTGCTGGCTGAGTAAGTCGGCCTGTAGTCAGGAAAGGTAGCCATTAGGCGAGCAAGCCTCCCGGACGCTTCTGTTTAACCAATTCTGCCTGCACTGCAGCACCAATGGCACGTCCCAGTGCGGATGCGTCCGTCTGGTTGCCTTGAGCGCTGGAGCCGGAAGCGTCAACGTTGACCACAACGTTCGCGCCACCCAGGCTGCTGTTCGGAACAATTGTGCCTGACTTGCCGGGGACAAAAAGTTCTGGACCTTTTTCACCAACGACGTAGGGTGACCCGGCAGACACAGGACCACCATTAGCCCTGTACTGCGCGGCGGATGCATTGAACTGGGCAAGTGTGTCGCCAGAAAAACCACCTTTGCTACCTACACCTCCACCGCCACTACCAGGCAATAACCCAACAACTGCGTTCAATATCGCTATTTGAATCATTTTTGCAATAATCTGGGCGGCCATATCTAAGAAGTAGTCGGCAATGTTTTGGAAGAAGCTGGCAAGAGCTTCTTGGGCAGTCATAGCTCCGGTTACTAGGCCTTGGAAAGCTTGTCGGAAAGCGTCTCCAATGGCAAAGGCTCCGCGGATTGCAAAGTTAATTGGGTCGGTCAGCTCATTTAGCTCGCCTTTAAGTTTTGCAATCGCCCCTTCAACTCGCTCTACATCTGTCTGGCCTTTACCAGGACCCTGCGCTGCCTCTTTAACTACGGCACCGCGGGCCTTGTTTATGCGCTCCAGTTCCTCTCTCAGTTCTGTAACTTTATCGGCGCTTACACCTCTTGCTTCAGCCTCCACTATGGCCGCTTCGGTAATAGCTATCTGCTGATCAATTACGTCTAACTGAGTAGAAACTAGTTTTTCAAAATTGGCAATACGCTCGGCTTCTGCCGGAAGTAGGCCTTCGGTGACCAAACGTAAATAGGTTTTAGTATATTGCTGTTCCAGTTCTCGGTTGCGTCGAACAGCTTCGAAAGGTTTGACTGCGTTTCTAACAGCTGCCTGTGCGGCAAGCTCCTTTTCTAACTGTATTAGAGCTTGTTTTTGTGTAAGTTCAAGAGAGTTTAAAGAAGCCCGGTCTCTCAACATTTGCAGTTGTTGTCTGTATATGTGTTCGGTCAACTCGCGTTCAGTGGCGGTTATGCCTTTTGCATTAAGTGCTTTATTAAGTTGCAGAGTAAGAAGTTTTTCGTCAATAAGTAGCCGCGCAGCAACCTGATCTAGTTGCTCCTTAAGTGCGGCGCTCTCGCCTTCGACAATTCGGGCTCTTTGAACGTCATAGTCTGCTGCTTCTTTAGATATACGCAATGTTTGTGAGATAAGGTCTAACTCACGTGAGTAGGCAGCTCTTTGGGCTTCTATTTGACGTGTGCGCTCTTGGGCAGCCTTCCTTGCTGCCTCAGCAGCCTTCCTTGCTTCATCGGCAGTTTTACGCTCCAGTTCGGCGGCTATATCTCGTTGTTTGTTTAATTCAACTGTGGCACTTAAGATTCTGTAATATGCGTCACTTTGCCGAATAAGCCCGTCCACTATTTCCTTAGCGGCGTTCTTGTTCTGTTCTCTAATTTCTTGCTGTGCCCTAAAGCGGTCGTCTACAAGTTGATTAAGTTCGGCTTCAGCTTTTAGTTCTATATTTGTAATTTTATCTTCAGATGTTACTCCAGGTGTAAGTCTTTGAGCAAGTCCAAGTTTAATAGCAGCTTGACTTACATCGGTCGATAACTTTCGGCTAAATGCCAAGGCTTTGGCGTTTGCGTCGTCTAACTCTTTGTTTATATTCTTAATCCCGGTTGCTACACGGTCAGCCGCTCCCTCGCCAGCAACCAAATTAACTACAAATTCGACGATAACTTTTAACCCTTTACCTAAAAGACTGGCAACAGTATTTAAGGCATAGACAATAGCATTTACTACCTCCAGTATGCCTGCCAAGGCCACTGCAAAGGGAGCCGATAATATCCCTAATAAAGCTCCGACTGTTACGGTTATTTTATTCCAGCTGTCTCCAAGGATATTTACACTGTTCCCAACGTCCTCAACGGTTCCGGCAACTGTACCTGTCTGAGTAGCAACTTCTTGGCTAATGAGCTGCCGTGCTTTGTCAGCTTGTCCGATGCGGATAAGCGTATCCAGCTGTTCACGTAAGTTTGCCCGGAGTCGAATGCCAGAATCTAGAAGAGCGTCAAAATTCAATCCTTGAATTGCATTACCTATGTCGCGTATGCGTGCCAGCGTTTGATCAAGCGCTTGGCCAAGAGCGCCGCCCAAAATTTGACCGCCAAATCCCGAGCCAACAAACGAACCCAATATTGAACCGGCTACGCTGCCAGCACCTCCGCCGAACAGCAAAGGAAAGCCGGCTCCAAGGGCTAGGCTTTCTCCCATTTTTCCAATGGACTTTTGTGTCGATTTAAATCCTGGACTCTCTAAAGGACCGTCAGTCCTGAAACGACCTGCTGTCCTGTTAGCTAACCTAGTATTAAAATCTTTGAGTGCTTGTTCGTTGTTTCTTTTGTTTATTTGAAGTTCAACGTTACCAAGTTTGACAAGTTTATTTAGCTTTTCTTTAAAAACTTTGTCGTCGTTTTGCAGTTCTTTTTGCGTAATTGCCTGCTCCTGTTCTTGAGCCAGCTTGGAGACGTTGTTAGCTGCATCAATAGCGGCAGCCTCATACGCACGGATGCGTGCTATCCGTTCTCCGACAGGAGAGGTTTGACCGACCAGTGCATCTACGGGCGATGCGGGTCCGGGGCCTATGGGGCCTGCATACTGTGTAGAAGGACGTATACCTGTAGCAGCTTCTCTGTTTGTCTGCGCAATAAGTTCATAAACCTCTCGTGTACCGGCAATAAGTGCTTCTTGGGCTTGTACTTTTTTATTTACTTCTTGTGCGCTGCGTTCTTCTAACCTCAACAAAGATTCTTGCAAATCAAGCTGTTCTTTGTTGGCGGCTAGAGTTCTACGAATACGCTCCTCTACTGGAGATGTTTGGCCCGCAAGCATACCAACGGGCGATGCCGGACCGGGGCCTATTGGTCCTCCGTACTGGGTAGATTCCCGGATCCCAGAAGCAGCGAGCTTTTGTTTGCGACGTAATTCTATTTCCTCACTAATTAGGCGATTTGTCAGAGCCTGGGCGCCGTTTGAAAGTTCCAGTGCAGCGACATACTCTTTAATAGATCTCGCATAATTACCGGCAGCCCCACCCGCTTCATCCAAACGAAGTCTTGTTTTATTTAAATTTGCTTGAGCATCTGCTAGTGCGGAATTGTAGGTATTAATGCTTGCGGCAATTTTTGTGCCGAAAAATTCTTTGGCGTTTACTGCGTCAATACTGTTGGACAGTTTACTTATACTGTCGCGCAACTCTTGAAGCCGTTGTGCGCCCTTTACGCCGACTTCTATCTCAGCTCTGTAGGCCACGGCGCTGCGTCACTTCCGGTACTTCAGTTTACGCAGTAAAAAGCCGCCGGGGTTAGCGGCGGCGTTTGGCTTTTTCGATCTCCTTCTGCTGGTCCTCGTTGAGGATCTGGAAGTAGGCGCTCCAGCCGATTAACTCTTCGGCTGTCATGCGGTTGCGTACTTCGCTAAGAGTTAGGCCAAGCTCCTTGGCGACGCCAAATTGGAGCATGAGCCAGTTGTCTTTGCGAAGTTCCGCGCTCAGGCTTTTGGGTCGATCGGTTCGGCGTCGTCGGTGATGACAGCAAGCATCAAGGCCTGGAGATCCTTGTCCTTGACTTCGTTCTTAAGCACGTCAATCTCGCCGGCAGCAAACAACTTGGCGCCGTTTTCGTCCAGAGCCTTGGCGATTAGCAGCTGAAGGGCAAAGGCATTGGCGTCGTCTGACTTGGCCTGTTTCTGGGCGCGTTCACGCTCGGCGGCGGTCAGTGGGGTGACCCACATATCAAACTCGCTGCCGTCGGACAGCTCAACAGTTTTCTTGGTGGGCTCCAAGTT